CGGCGGGTGCGCCCGCCGACGGTAATCTTCACTTCGTCGGCCGGGTCAAGCGCCAGAAAGGACGGCGGCAGGGAGAACGCCGCCGTCTCGCGCGAAATCCACGCTTCCTGGATCAGTCGGTCGCCGACGCCGCCGGCTTGGGCACGATCCATCACCAGCGGAAGCGAAGTCTCGGTGACGCGGTTTGAGTTCCCCACCAGCCTTTTGGACTGATAGGAGCCTTGTTCGTAGCCGTTCGAGGCATCGAGATACGTGATGCGGTAGGCCTTGGGCAGATCGTCGTCCTGCGCCCGCGTCAGGCTGAAACTGTAGTTGGTGTCGCCGTCGGGATCGATCACCAGATCGTCTTCCGACAGCGCCGTGGTGTCGGGCCGCCCGCGCATCAGGAACTTGATCTTGCCCTGGCTTTCCACCCCATCGAAGAAGAAGGCCTTGGCGAGGCTTTCCAGTTCGTCCCGCGCGCTTAATGTAGAAGTGCGAGCATAGCCGGTGACGAGGCCTTCGAGGTCGCTCACGTCGTAATCGGTGAAGCCGGATTCCTCGCAGATTTCCGTCACCAGATCGGACAAAAGCACCAATCCGAGGCGCCCGTTCAGCCAATGGCCGAGTTCGTAGTTCTCGGCATCGGCCCAGAGATCGGAACGGCCGGGGAAGAACGGAAAAGGCCGCGCATCCCAACACCACAGCGCCGTATAGTCGGTGGCGATCATCGAGCCGGAAGTGACGGTGGACGTCGGATTGTTCGTGCTGTCGGCCCAATAGAGCATGTGTGCCGTCAGAAACGCGCGCTGGATCAGATCGTCGCGATCCCCGGTCGAATAATAGGGATAGGCGCTTTCGCTCGATTTAGCATCATAGAACACGTTGGGCTGGTTGGCGCCCTTGTCGATCGCCGGGCATCCGAGTTCGGTGAAGCGGAACGGTTTGGATTGCGGCACCCAGGCGGTCGCGGTACTGCTTTGTGTGCCGTCGACGCGGTTATAGTGGCTGTTCAGCCACCAGTTTTTCAAATCCTTCGCCCGCCATATCCAGGGCTTGGAATAGGTCGCATCGGTAATGCCGGTGCGGGTCTGGCTATCGCGATCTTCGTCGGAGGCATAATACCAGTCGTAATCCTCGCCGCCCTCGATGTTCGATTGCAAATAATCCTTGTTGCGTGGAGTGGTCGGGCCATCGGTGGCATCGTAGTCGAGATGCGTTACCCCGTCGCGCCAATCGGCGAGCGGCATGTAGTTGTCGATACCGATAAAGTCGATGTGAGAATCCGTCCACAACGGATCGAGGTTGAACTGGAAGGCCCCGGTGGCATCGCCGGTCTGGTGGCCGTTCCACTCCGACCAGTCGGCGGCATAGCCGACCTTGCAGGACGATCCGACAATGCCCTTCACCGTCGCCGCCAAGGTTTTCAGCGCCGTCACCGCCGGATAGGTGGTCGCGGCGCTACGCACCCGCGTCAGGCCTTTGAGTTCGGAGGCGATGATGAAGGCATCCACCCCGCCGGCATCGACGCACAAATTGGCGTAATGCTCGACCATGCGGTTGTAGCCCCAGGCGCGGGTAAAGAAGGTTCCCACCTGGGTGGCCGCGGTCGAGGTTAGATTGACGGTGCCGCTGTATCCCGGCGCCGGGCTACAGGAGATGCGTCCACGCCAGGGATAGACTGGCTGGCCGTTTGTTGCGGCGTTATCGGAATACGGATTCGGCAAGCTGTTGCCGGAAGCGATGTCCATAAAGACGAAGGGATAGAAGGTGATCTTCCATCCCTTGGCCTTGATCGCCGCAATAAGCTGCTTCACCGAACGGTCGGATGGCGTCCCGCCATAGGCGGGATAGCCATCGACATAGGAAACCACCTCGGCATCCGCGCGTTTGATGTCGTCGACCTTCCAGACGTAATCGGTCTCTTTGGTGTCGCCGTCGTCGTCAAGATACTCGCCGTAGGTGTCCTTGTCGGTTTCTTCCACCTTCGGCTTGATGACGCATTCGCTGCAACGCAAATCCGAGCCGAACCAGCCCACCACCAGATTGACCGATTTGAGGTTCGGGCAGGCGTCTTCCAGCGCGTCGAGCGACAATACCGCGTCGGCCTCGCCCGACGAATTGGCTTGGTTCTCCGGACGTGTCGTGCCGTTGCCGTAGTCGCGCACCACCACGGTGCTGGCATAGACGAACTCGCCGGCGCCGGGAATGAGGTTGACGGAAGAGACGAGATTTTCCAGCGCGTCTTCGTGCCTCGAAGCCGTGGTCGAACGCACCAGCTCGAATTGCAACTGCGGAATGCGGTTGCCGAAGTCGGTCAGCTCCATGTCCTCGAACACCACGTAACACAGCCCGCGATAGGCCGGGGTGTTGCCCGATCCTTCGATTTCCTCGATCAGCGTGTCGGGGACCTGCGTGTCAGTGCCGGAATAGAAGCGGATGGTATATTGCGAGGTATCGAGCAGATTGCCGTCCGCCCAGATGCGCCCCAGGCTCCTGACCACGCCCTGGCACAAGCCCACGGCGAACGAGATCGAATAGGTATATTCGGTGGTCTTCACCCCGCCGCCCTTGCCGCCGGACGTGGTGGTCGTGGTGGTTTCCTTGTACTTGGTCGCCCAGATGACCTGCCCCGAAACGCGGATGGTCCCGTCGATGCGGGTGATCGCAGCCCCCTCGGTCGAGGTCTGCAAGGAAAGATCGGTCAGCCGCGACCCGGTGACATGCGGGCGAAACAGATAGCTGTCGATCAGGCTTCCGGCGGTCGATCCGATCATGCCGCCGATGGTGGCGGCGGAAATGCCGGCAATCGTCCCGCCGATCGACGAACCGATGGCGGCGCCGGCAACACCGATAACAAGCGACGCCATCAGGGCACCTCGAAGGCAAAGGCCATCTTCTTGCGCCAGGCGGCGGTGAAGACTTCCTCGTTCACCTGCTTGTTCTGGCGGGCATGGATCAACGTCAAACGTCCGTCCTGCATCCCGACGATGCCGCAATGCTTGGCCGGGCCGTGTGCGATCATGCGGAACAGCACCACGTTGCCGGCGGATATTGCGGCGGTATCGATCTCGGTGAGGTGGCGCTTGAGGCCCTTATACAGCGTCTCCTCGCCCTTCGCTTCGGCCCAATCCGGCGAATAGGGCGGCAGGATTTCGGGATCGTCCTCGCACCGGACCTCGCGCCAGACGCCGCGCAAGAGCCCCAGGCAGTCGCAGCCCTTGCCCTTCAAGGATGCCTGATGGACGTAGGGCGTGCCGATCCAGCCGCGCGCCGCCGCGACGATCAAGCCGGCGTCAGTCTTTTGTTTTGTCGCGTTTCCGGACGATGAACCGGAAACCACTTCATCTGGAACCGCTTCAGTTGCCATAACGGGACCCTCCGTCCATATCGGTATCGGACATCGCGTAGGAGACGACGGCATCGTTGCCGATCATGTAGGGGAAGCCGCGGAAGTTTGCGCCGTTGGAGAACTTCTTCTTGCAGGTGGAAAACTGCTTGTCGCAGCCGACCGTCACAGTGAACGTGTCGCCGACGGCGATGTCGAAAGCGGTTTCCTGCCAGATTTCCAGGATGACTGATGCCGAGGTGTTGCTGTGACGCTTGATCTCGATCGAGCGGCCGGAATTGCTGCCGGATGCCCAGGTCAGCTTGCCGCCGGCAAACCACCCGCCGGCAAAATCGGAAAGACCGCTGACGCTGAAGCGGCGATTGTCGGTGACGGTCAGGACCGTTCCGGTCGCCTTGTGAGTGGACGTCGTCAGATCGACGCCGCATCGGCTATCGCCGACATCGGCATCGCAGGCATAGCAATAGGCGTTTCCGACGGGTTGATTCAGCGCCTGCATCAATCCGCGGATTTCAGCCTGGAAGGCCGCCTTACCGCGTTTGACCTCGCCCAGCGTGCCCTTGCGGATCAAGACATGCTGATCCGGCGAGGCCCAATTGACCCGATAAATTTCGATGGAGGCGCCGTCGTAGATGCCGGCGGAAAGATCGTCTTCGTTGAGGCTGTCGGAACGAAACGCGCCGGAGACTTCCAGATTGTCCACCGCGAATTCGAGATTGGACTGGATTTGCGAAGCGGTGAAGCCGGTGGCGGCGGCATAGGTCAGGCCGTCGAAGGCCAAATCCCGGTCGTGGTCGGTGAACCCCTGCACCACTCCGTCGGTGCGGGTCAGCTTCCAACACCATGCCAGCGTGGTTACCGTTTGCGCGACATGGGCGGCAAAATCGTCGTCAAGCGTCTTGCTCATTCTCCCCTCACCTCGACCAGATCGATCTGGGATACCGTCATCTTGTTGTCGGTATCGACCTGGATCGGCAGATGGTCGTCGTCGAACCGCACCGGCACATAGAACTCGAAGCTGGCGGTCGGTGCGACCGCCGGCGCCGACGAAAACGTCACTTGGCCGGTGAGAGTATCGATGGCGGAAGGCGTCACCGTGCTGCCCGACACCTTGACGATCACGGTGTCGGATTTCGGCTTGGTGATGGTGCGGACATAGACATAGGTGCCGCGCGCATACCGCTTGACCAACTGCCAGACGGTCGATGAGACCTCGACCATCGTCATGTCGGTGGCGGAATAATCCGACCAATCCTTGAACGGAAACGAGTAGGCGCGGCCGCGCATGTTGTGAAAATGCGCGATCACGTCGTTCATCTGGGTGCGGGTGCGGATGCCGGTCGAGATATTGTATTCCGCCCGACGCTGCGACCACCGGCTGTTACGCTGCTCGGCGCCGGAGCCGAGCGACACGATGTCGGTGAGAAACTTCGGGCCGCCGGTCGCCCCGCGCGCCACCGCGTCGGGAAACGGTACGTCGATGTAGGATGTCGCCATGGTCTAAACCCCGGATTAAAGGAAACGGTCGGTGACCGTTGGCAGGGCTGCCGCTTAACGCGCGTTCCGCGCGTGAGAAGATTGCGGGAGGTGAACCTCCCGCACCCTCCGAACTTCTGGCCTCATCCTTTGGATGAGGCCTATTTCATGTGTTGCAGATATCGATACGCGGCAGGTGCAACAGACACCGTCAAAAAAAGGGGTGGGTGCGGGAGGCGTTGCCTCACGCAAAGTGTGGGGATTGGGGAGCGAAGCTCCCCAACAGGCCGTCCCCGCTAGAGCGTTTCATATTTTAACGGAAGCATAACCAGAGTTTTGGAAGTAATTCGAGCATTCTGTAGGTTTAATGGTTTTGACGAGGCGGCCGATGTGTCGCCAAGTATCTGCCATGGTGCGTTTTTGAGCGGCTCGCATCCAGTGCTTGATTTTTGCGAAGGTCTGCTCGATGGGATTGAGGTCCGGGCTGTAGGGCGGCAGAAAGAAGAGTTTTGCGCCGGCGTCTCGGATGGCCCGGCGGATGGCGACCGACTTGTGGGAACCGAGATTGTCCATGACGACGATGTCGCCTGGTTTGAGAGTGGGCACGAGTTGCTGCTCGACGTAGGCGCGGAAACATTCGCCGTTGATTGGGCCGTCGAAGACGCACGGGGCGGCGAGCCGGTCGCAGCGCAAGGCGCCGAGGAAGGTCATGGTGCGCCAGTGGCCATGCGGGGCGAAGGCGCGCAGACGCTGACCTATCGGCCCCCACCCGCGCAGCGGCGCCATATTGGTCTTGATCCAGGTTTCGTCGATAAAGACAAGCCGTTTGGGATCGAAGCCGGCCTGCCGCGAC